GTTTAGCTTAGTGTAGTTAGCACGTCCTGTGATTTGGATCAAGCCTCTTCCACGAAACTTCCAGCCGTCTCCCGGCTGAGTATTCCCAAGGTTCTTTACTCCCCACTCACCACCGTATACAATGTTGGCTATTGCTTGTTGGTCTGCTGGTTGTGTAGAAGTGCGTCCGTATTTATGAGCATCCGTCTCAGAGATACGAGTACGGGAGAATGTTTTAAGAAGTCCGTCTACACTGTAGTTCAAGCTCTCACTTACAGATTTGAAGCTATTGGATTCATGTCCAATCTGAGCAAGAAAATGGGCTTTGCGTAGAGGAGTGTTAATGTCATACCGCCGCATAGCATTAGTGATTGGCGACCACCAAAGGGCCGCCAAGTCTTCACTAATCCCTACAGCTTTAGCTAAGTCGGAAATATTCATTACTTTCCTATACCATATGCAACAAAAGCAGCGGGGGCACCAAGCTCCGCTGCAATAAATGCTGCAATCAATTTACTTCTGATTGCTTTCATATTAAGCTCCTATGATATAAGATATACTTAGTGCAAGACGCTCTTCTTGTGCTCACCTTCCATTGGTACGACAAGAAAAGCACCCGAGAGTGCAAGAGCACTCCCGAGACCATAGGCTGCTAGTTTTTGTATAAAGACTTCATGGGGATCACATAGCGCAAATAATGAATGCTAGAAGTTCCTCATATCTAACCCCGTACCTGTTACCAGCAGGCCTGTAGGGGGAGACAATTTCACCCTCGTCTGTAATGACTTCAGCCTGCTCTGGCCACTCGTCATAGCAGAGGATGGCGTAATGCTCGGCCACAAGCCCTTCCGCCTCGAACGCTGTCTTTACGTCCTGAGCGATGACGCCACAATGAATCCGCGCGCCGTCACCCTTCTGCTCAACCGCATCATTGAATTTAAAGCAGCGCAGCAAACCCTTAAGGCGTACAGCAACGGCGCGCTCAGCCTCAGACAGCTCGCGGACTTCCTGCTTCTCACGGGCGTCAGACGTGTTAATCGTGCCAGTGCCTGCGTATATGGTTTTGAACCTGTTGGTGGTGTGCCCCAGGTTAAGGGTGTTGTCTGTGCTGGGAAGAAAAGCACCGCTTCCGCCATAGAAGGTGTTCGCGTCCAGGAATACGCGCTGGCTGTTGCTGCTACCGGCATGTGTGGCCGACATGCTAGCGGCGCCAGCCGGTGCCTGTAGGTCGGCGGCGCCAGACAGGTCGCGAAACTTATTGCCAGCCTTGGTCACGAACTCCGGGGCGGTTACACCCAAACCGGACGTATATGTCACTGCATTATCGTTCACGGCGGTGGCGTTCAGCGCGCCCACAACAGTGGCTGTTCTCCCGCGAAAATCTACCTTGGCCGCTGCCGACGCTTGCGGGCAGTGATTGATGATGTGTGTGTTCGCGCTATAGCCAAGGTCGATATCTACCGCCGATCCGTTCAATTTGTTGCCGATACGCGCGAAGCTCTCGATTAGCAACCCTCGGTTCTGGTAAACCGTGGCGTCGTTAGATACCTGAATAAGCGAACCGTCATATCCTGCCGCCATATCCCACGCGCTTACGCCAGAAATGCGGGTATGCGAGGTGGCCTGTAGCGCAATCAGACCGCCAGAGCATACTTCAAACGTCAGGCCGTCAAAGCTGTTGTTAGTCAGGTAGACACCATTCACCGTGCCCATAAGGCGGATTGCCGGTCGCCCTCTGGATTGAGTCAACCAGAAGTTGCGGAATGTGTTCTCGTTAATCGCTGTGTTCACGGCCAGCATGTCGATAATCGGGGCCGTGCGATCTACGTTATCAACGATATACTCACCGCCCTCGAACACGCATGAGTAAGTGCCTGCCCAGTCAACGCCGATAGTGCCGGTGTTGTAGAGCATCGCCACGCATGACTTGTCCGTGGCGCGCGTGTATAGGTAAAGATTGATGAACCGGCAACGAACTGCGCCGTATTTGATATTGATGGCGTGGCCGGTTGTGGCGGCGATGCTGATGTGCTCTATGCCGCAGTCGTAGATAACCTGCGTGTTTGAGTAAACCAGTGCGTCTCCCGCGCCCTTGTTGTCAATGCGTGCTCCGATATTCGGCCCGGCTCTAGTAGGACGCTCACCGATCAATCGGACCGGCCCGTCAACGATTACCGGACTCTGTGTGGTGTAAGTGAACCCCGCCGGGAAATAAACGACGCCTGCAGTGGAGTTGACCGCCGCCTGAATAGCCGGTTGCCAGTCCCACGTCGAGGGGTCGAGCACATCGGGCTTGCTGGTAATGAGCCCGGCAAACTCCCAAATGTTCCGCCACTGAGCGGAGAGCATCCCGCCAACGGTTGTGATTGCACTCGACAGTACACTCCGCGAAAACCCAAGCTTGTCAGCAGTACCTGGTTGTGTCAGTGATGCGTCAAAACTAGATATGGCCGTATCGGTGTATGCCGCTGCTTGAGCTTCCGCTACATCCAACTCCTCCACAGTGGTGAAAGAGGAGGCTGACTTAAAAGCAGCAGAACCTAGTGTGTCCACCACCCCCTCGACAGTAATAAGCCTTGTATCAAGCTCTGTTGTTGTATCCACCTTTACAGCAGTTGAACCGTTGAACTGGTAATTCTCTCCAGACTCCTTTATATAGAAAGTGAACCATTTGGGAACAGGGGTAGATTGGACTACCCCTCCCACTGAGAAATATATGCGGTTATCTGTGGTCAAATAATAGGCATTACCTGTAGAGATTACGGGCAAGGTGCTAACCACAGCATCAACATTCCGGTCAAATAAATAAGAGAACTTAAGCAAATTCTCATCCATGCCAGAGTTCCAACCCGACTCTCCAAAATCCCAACCATACTTACTCTCTAAGAAGGGGCTAACTTTCTGAGTCATAATAAAACCTTAAAATCCTAGACTTATCCAATAGGCACCACCGGGAGTTGAAGACTCCCCGCTGGCAATGGTAAATGCGGTTGCATCTGTAATTTGGGCTGCTATAGGGGACGGTGTACTGGAGACAGCATCCACTGCTACGACAACAAAAGCTGCATTAGGGAATGGCGTCGGGAAAGAGATAGAGCTGGCTGAAGAACCAATGGAACCAGTTTTACCCCACTGTAAGATAAGACCACCGGGTAGTTTTTGAAATCCTGTGGTTGCAAGGCGCTGGTTAGAACCTTTTAATGCGTCAGCAAGACGAAGTGCTGTTAAGAGGACAGTGTTGCTTGTTTGTTGCTGCGCTTGAAGCGCAGACGCGACGGTGGTCTTACTGTCAACTTCTGTTTTAGTATAAGTTTCAGCTTTACTGTAAACACTAATGTTGGTGCGGAAAGTTGCTGAGTTATAGTCACTGCCATTATTGGATAGCTGTGCATAGCGAGCATCACTTTCAGTGGCTGTGTAGAAGTCCCCAGCGGAGGCGAAGGCGATAATCCAATAAATGTTACTTACGTCTAGATCAGGGTTTTGGCCCACATTAGTAAGAATGCAACGGTATATAGTGCCTGTGGAGCCTTGAACATAGCTTTTATCTGCTTGATATTCTGTCTCACTATCCCAAACAGGAATACCATGCTGATTCAAGTGGGCAAGCATTTGATCTTGCTTGTAGTCGATTTCGTTAAAATACTGACGCGGGGGAATCTCTACTTGCCAACCAGTTGCGTATTTAGTATCACCGGGGTAGATGCGGTCCCCACCACTAGCCCACACATTGTTTAGATTGCTAGGCTTCAAAAATTGTGCCATTTGTTTCCTCTCTTAATTAGTAAAGCGTAGCCCAAAGACCGCCATCGCCAGTAAGCTCGAAGTCTGAGTCGCCATATTTAAGACCATAACCCAGACCATAACCATAGGTTCCTGTGAATTCTCCAAAACCCTTAGCTCCCGGAGCACCTTGAAATCCAAAGTAGTTTCCACCTTCAAACTCTCCGTAATTAATACGGACACCGACAGTCTTCGGAATAAGTCTTGAAGGGTAGCCTTGAGATGTACTCACGTAGTTCAGAAGAGCTTTCTCAAAAGCTGTTAGAATACGTCCAAACATCAATGTAACTTGGGCATCACCCTCGTAGCTGATCGATATGGGAAGATCAAAGATCGTGTTTACAACGGTGATAAACTCTTCCGGTGTAGATGCTGTTACGTTCTTGAAAATCTTAGCCTTGATAAACTTACGGTAGGTCGCATCGTCCAGCAAGACGTTACCACCCAAGGGTGTTCCGTAGTTGTAGAACAAACCGCCAATGCTTGAATTACCAAGCTCACCAAAGCTTTGTGCATTAGTTGCACCTTGCAAACCAAAGTATTCGTATAGGTCTGCTTCCAGAAGTTCTCTGGGTTGTCCAACAATCCTACCAATTACATTAAGCTGCTCGCCCTCTGCTGTATCAATGCTGCGAAGCTGCATCACTTGTTTTAAAGCTTCTTGAATCTCAACTTGACCAAGAATAAGAAGCTGCAAATACTTATCGAAGATGGGCTTATCGGTGAAAGCGTAGGTTATACGCTCTCGGGCTTCTTCTAGGTAGGGTACTGTGTCAAACTCATTTAAATCCATCAGCACCCTCCTTAAGATACAGTGATTACGATGTTATTCGTGTCAAGAGAAAACAGTTCATTGAAAGCGATAGGGATGTTTACTGTTCCAACTGGACTTGGAGATGTACCAATAGTCAAGCTATTTACTTGATGACCAGCAACACTATTGATCGGTGTGTAGAGGCGGCTATAAACAACATCTTCACCAATACCAAACCGTGCTTCCATGTATGCAGCAAGTGCATCTTTAATTGCTTGCTCGCCATCTTGAGGAAACTCGGAGTTGGTAGTAATATCCAAGTCAATATAAATGGTGACAGGATTTGGACGCTCAAAACCGATATCGTGTGGAAAGCCTTGGCTGTCGTAGATCGTTACGGACGTGTTACCGTAACTACGAATACCAAGAGGCTTATTCTCCCAAATACTTTGTGCAATGTTTGTGGAAATACCACCAAGAACAATCGGCATAAAGCTGTGAGCGGGAATACCATTAGCATCCGTTACATCAGTATCATTCTCGTAGATAACCACTTGCTTTACAGTGTCAAGGTTAATCAGAGCAGAATACAGTGCTTCAAGAATGTTAGAGGCACGTTCAAACTTACTTACACGGAAACGTTCACGAAGCTCTTCATCCGTCTCAATGAATCGACCAGCAACAGCACTGATTGGGTTG